TGTGGATAAGATAACTGTTTGCTGAAATTTCCGAGGTTTCCTTAACTGTTCAAAATTTGAACATCTTACGGTAGATTGCTAACTTGTCAGCATATTTAAGCTATACTTTCTTGAAAATATAAAAAAAGAGGAGAGCTGTACGATGTATACTGGAGAACCTAGATCTAGCGGTAGCAGTGCGGATGCTAATAGCGTTATGGATATTATTATTAACCCAGTGTATCAAGAATGGTTAGAAATACGAGATCGCTGTTACAACCCAAATAATCCGTCATATAAAGATTTTGGAGCAATTGGCGCAAAAGTTTGTGATGATTGGATGTATTCTTATTCTAATTTTATTAGAGATATGGGCGCACCCCCTCACCCGTATCGCATATTTTTTATAGAGAGGATTGATAGTACAGAGCCTTATTACAAAGCAAATTGTAGGTGGACTGCACGTCCTGCGGCTAACCGTAGATTACACTTTAAAATTCATACTTCGGGAACTTTTGATTTGTTACAACCAACTACCAGCCCTCAAGCACCAACTACAAGGTACCCAACCGAGGGTACGTTTGCATCTCCAACAACCCCAGCAACATCAACGGTAGAGTTACCGCCAGTAACTGTTCATAAAGCTACGCCGAGGCCGCCTAAAAACAAATGCTTAATACTTTAAGGTAATATGGAAAATTATTTATTAAACGCACAACTTATAAATCTACTGTTGTTTCCTTTTGTTTTCTTAAAGGAAGAAATAGAGGCAATATTAAAATGTAAACATGTAACTAGAAGCATGTTTAGGGTTATCCTTACGTCTATTGGTTGCATAGCTGGCGGTGTAATGTTTTATCAAAGCGCCGCATTTGCCCAGTTTTTAAGCGGTATAGTAACAGCATTAGGCATACCAAGTAATTTTCAGTCATTAGCTACATTATACGCAGCTGTAACATCAGGAGGTGGCATAACAGGATTTTGTGCCAGAATGGCAACTAAAGCTTTTTGTTATTTTAAATACGGCGATCCTGATTTTTACTTAACTAAACAAAGAGAAAGAGAGTTAGAGGAAGCATTTAGGCATCAAGGCTATAACATAACAGGCGATACCATTAGAAAAGTAATAGAGTTTTGTATTAGAAATTTTCGTAAACCTCCATTAAAAGATTTTGGATCGCACCCACACGATTGGAAGCGGATGTTGGATGCTTTAATTTACGAAGGAGATTTAGAAGTATTTTTAGAACAACAGGAATTTCTACAAAAGAAACTACAAAAAACTATCCAAAGATGCAATGCTTTAACAAAATACGGATCTACTGTTGATCTAGAAAAATCTTTATTATGGTCGTTTAAAAATCAAACCAAATTTAACTGTGAAGACACACCGTTATTACCTCGTCAACATACCGAAACTATCCCAATGTCTCTTAGCGCTAACTCTTTAACATCATTGCCACGTGAAGTTAAAGATAAGATGTTAGTTATGAAAGTCTTAGCTAAATTTAAACAACATCATAAACACCACGAACACCCAGAATTATTGTATCATTGTTCAGCACATCTTAGACGGCAAGAGCAAAATTTAACTGACGTGGTTTTTCCTTTAACTCTTAGCCCCTCATCTACAGAAACTACTACTACCCCTTCTTCCGGACAATCGGTGACAATCTATGATGCAGATGCGGTAGTCTATTCTTATAGTAACCCATCAGTGTTAAGAGCTAGGCCATCATCTTAATAATTGTTTTTATCAGCATTAAGTTATAGTTTTTGCCCAAGCTTCTAATTCACACCTTAAATAAAGTGGGCGTTTGTTTAGCGGATTTTTTGACTTTGGGAAATTTGAAAGTTTTCTAAAATAATAAAATTGTGTTCTACAAACACCAAGAAATTTTGCTGCTTGTTTAGGGTATAAAAACATAGATGTATTATCCATAATAATCCTTATAAAAAATTAACAAACTTTTTAATTGTTCATATTTGAACAAGAATTATTATAATTAGCTGATGGTTAAATCACATCCGTTATGGGTATTGAATATTTAGAGTCATAACGGATACAACCATCAAGAGCAGCAAGTACTATAGTTAATTTTAAAACGCAGTCTAATGTGTTAATGTACATTTAATTTCCTTAACCACTAGCGGCATTAGAATGCGCTAGTGGTATCTTTTGGTTGTTTATATTTAAAGCATCTTAATAATTGACGGCTTTAAGAGTACAGAGTTTAATATAAAAACGCCCTAGGCGGAGTTAAGTTCCTAGGGCAAAATTATTTTGCATGGATAAAGGGAAAGTATCAGACGATTAGCCACTAAAGTCAAACCAAAAGTCAGTTATTTACAGGGAGTAAATTACATGTGTTTTATGTTAATGCTGGCTGCATTTCGCGACCAGGCCAAGGATTCTAATGGGAAGTATCGACTAACAGGAATTGAGACCGCTGTTTACGCCAGGATGGCCTTATATGCCAGCGAGGACGGAACTAATATTTATCCTGGCCTTAACACTCTAGTTGCTGAACTTAAGTTTTCTAAGAGTGCTATTCAACGAACTATAAAAGCTTTATTAGATAAAAAACGGATAGTTTTAATAAAGCAGGGCAACAGTCAAACGCATAAAGCTAACGAATATAAAATTAACCTGTCGTTACTTCCAAGGCACGTAGCTATTCAAATGCCTACTTATACTGACGCTGTGGATAACTATGTGGATAACATGCCAATTTCTATGTATAACCCTGTGGATAATTCTTTACCTATAGTCCCAGAGAACATAGGAGCTGTACCCAGAGAGACCAGGGGGGCTGTAGTCACAGCGCCCACCCATAATCATATATCACAATCATTAAATAAAAATCATATGATTAAAGAGCAACAAATTGATATAAAAAATGATTTGTTGATGATGAAGGTAAATAAGAAATCGGTAGATAGGTGGGTTAACGAGTTTGGGTTTACTGCACTAACTGAAATAATTGTAGCTATGAGAGAACACGAAAAGAAAAAAGGGATCCAAATAAAAAACAAGGGGGCTTATCTTAGGAAAATCTTAGAACAACAAAAAAGCAGACATTAATAGCCATAAAAAATTTAGCCCATACGGAAACCCAGGGAGGACCGTAAGGGCTAAATATCAGCCATGATTAATTAACAATTTAGTATATTCTCATTAAGCTAACCTAAAGAAGTTCTAGAAGCTCCTTTAGGTCAGGAGTAATCTGTTAGCGGTCTTTCAAATCACTAACAGATCTAAGAATAAAAAAATGCAAGATAATGGTAATATTTTAATTTGCCTCTTGCAAGTCATTTGTGCTGATTTCTTCAAACACTTTGTTAATAGGCAAACTATTAATCTTTTGTTGCTTATCAATTTTTTTATCAAGCTGCCTTATAACATCAGCGAAATCTTTTGCTAGCATATGATCTAAACTGTTAATTTTTAGATAATTACATAACGCTATTTCTTCGCTATCCGACAATATTATTTTGCTTTTAACAATATCTAATTGTTCAGCAGTAACGGTAGCGCCGACATCAACTAGATCTACAACACTAACAACATCTTTCGGCTCTTTACCTTCCATTTCTTCAAAGGTTGGATGCACACCAAGAACATCTGAAAAAGCTTTCCTAAGTGCTTGAGCCTCTGTACATTTAGCTATTTGTCCAAAAGGTCTTTTTGCCCACATAGCATTAGGGGTTTCATCAACTTGTGATGTTCCTTTTATTTTACCCTTGTTTGCGTAGTTTTCTTTCCAATACTCTTTGGCAGAAAAGAAAGAGCTTTTACCGCTAGTAGGATTATATTTTTCTACAGTCATCTTACACCATTCAGGATAAGATATTTCTATAGTTCCCAACCTTTCTGTTATCGTTGGACCGTATTCAGGTTCGCTAATTCCCAAATATAGCCCAGTTCTATCAGCGTCAATACGATATGATGCAATACCAGGCATTAAAACATCCCTATATTCATAACTACCAGTTTGACTGTTTTTTACACTCATAGGCACAATATGAACAGGTTTTGCTATTGGATCATACTTTTTAGCTTTACAATATGCTAAAACCATTCCTATAGATTCATCTTTAGCGCCAGGATAAATCGAATTTTTAAGGGTATAATAGATATTGCTATCAGTATCCGCTAAAAGTTCTGTTAACGTTTGTTTTGGTTTAATTGGCTTTACATTTGAGCTAAGCATTTTAATCCCCCTGCTTGATTATCTAATTCTTTCATTTTTGCCCAATTAGGTAATGATATTAATTGGAATTTTTCTTCATACCCTGGCCATTCTTTATATCTTACACATTCAGTATATAAAGCTGCACCATCTAGATATTCTAGTCTGCCTTGCGCTAACGAACCTTCGTCTAAAGTAAAGCAGGCTGTTAAATAAGGCGGTTTTTTCTCAACTACGAAAAAGGCAAAGAATCTTTTTTTACCATCTAATTGTTTTAATGCGTCTATCTGCATAGCAGCTTGTCTATGATAGCCATACTGATAAATAGAATTTGAAAACGCTTTAATTGAATCAGTGGTTTTAAGATCAATTATTAATTTATCATTAAAAATATCTGGCCTTGATCTAAGTGGTGTATCAAATGTGCCACCTTCCCAAAATATAGATTGCTCAACTTTACCGTCTTTTAGCTCGTTCCAAACAGGATGTGCAGCTATAACGTTAGCCATGTCTTTAATATCTTCCCATTCGCCAGTTCTTAAAATATCTCGTCCATTAGCTGTAATCTCAGCTTGAGCGTAAATCTCTTTACCAATCTTTGTAGATAAATTCACTGATTCTGTCATACAATAAAAGGTATTATCGAATTTTTTTGGCTCTAATATAAGTGTATGAACAGCACGTCCGAGCTTATATTTTTCTGCTTGTTTCTTTAATTCTTTCTCGTCTAACTCTGTACGTTTTACGTGATATTCGTAGTAATACCGTTTAGGACAATCTAGTATCAAATTGATACCAGTTGAGCTAATGCTATTATCTGCGTGGTATTCGTTAATGTCTAAATTGTCGTATATACCGTTTATCATATTATTTCCTCCTGGTTCAATTCTAATTGATTAAATAAATCTTCTATTGCCTCGAATTCGGTATCACCTTTTCCAAGGCAATCGCCACCCGAATAATTGTCTAGGTTGGCTATCCAGTTAAAAAACGGACGCTCTTGGACATATTCTGTATTGATAGTATAAGTTCTCATTATTTGCCTCTTCTTGTAATTTTTATGTTTTTGTGTAATAATAACTACATTGTAATACAAAACGACACAATGTCAAGAGGTAGTTTATAAAAATGTTGGATAAAACAGAAAAAGAGTTATTAGGAACTCCTTTAAGTGTGAGATTGACATCCATAACGCGTAATAAATTAAGCGTACTTGCACGTAAAAGGGGCATGTCGCCATCTAGCTTGGCTAGATTTTGGCTGGAAGAAAGAATTAAAAAAGAAGATAATAATAAAAAGGGGGATTGAATATGGCAAACATAGATACATTACAAATGTACAAAGAATACTTAGAAGGTGGTTATACTGAGGCTCAGGCAATGACAGCGGTAAAGTCCTTAGGAGTTTATCATTCTGATTTAGCAACTAAAGAAGATTTATTATTAACCAAAAATGAGTTTACTAATGGATTACAAATGCTAGAAAAAGACTTAAAAATTTTCTTCGTGTACTCCTTAGGAAGCACATTATTAGTAGGTTTTATATTACCGATTATTGTAGCAATCGTTTTAAAGTACTTTAGGATAATATAAAAAAGGGGGATTGAATATGGCAACATCAAACGCATTAGTTTATTACCATGAATTAGTTAAAGCAGGAATACCAGACGAACAAGCATTTAATCAAGCAATGGCATTTGATAATGCTATTAGTCATTTGGCAACTAAAGAATATTTACAACATCTGGAAACTAGAACTGACTCTAAATTTGATTTAGTTAGAAAAGATATTGCCAATCTGGAAACTAGAATTGACTCTAAATTTGATTTAGTTAAAAAAGATATTGCCAATCTGGAAACTAGAACTGACTCTAAATTTGATTTAGCAAGACAAGACTTAAAAACAGAAATTGGTTTACTTAGAAGCGAGATGAGCATTAACCACCGTTGGATTATGGCATTTTTAATAGCTGGTTTAGGCGGAATAATTGGCATGCTTTGTAAATGATTAATAAACTATAATATAACAAGGAGGTTCATATTATGAAGCGCAGATGTACAGCCTGTAACGGCAATAAAAAGATTATGAAACTAGGGATGATAATGGGTGAATGCGGCATCTGTAAAGGCACAGGCTTAGAAAAAACCCCAGACGAGCCATGGAGTGGCGATAGCATTACTTTAAATGATGGGGAAGTTAAACCAACAATAGACAAGGATGTCACCAATGACGCAAAAAGAGAAGAATCGCGAGAAGTTAAAAAAACAGATAGCAAAACTACCCACAATCAAGCTAAGCGTAAAAAGTAAACACACTCCTGGCAGACCAACAAATTATACGGAAGCATTAGCAAATAAAATTTGCCACAAGGTATCCACTTGCACAGATGGTATGCGCAGAATGTGTGATTCAAATCCAGACTTTCCTTGTTGCCAAACCCTTATGGAATGGCGCTTTAATTACCCAGAATTTGCTGCACGCTACGCACAGGCTAAACTTATTCAGGCCGATCTATTCGCAGAACAAATTATAGATATTTGTGATGAACCAAAAATTACTAGTGAAGAAATACAACACGCAAGACTACGAGTTGACACTCGTAAATGGTTAACATCAAAACTAATACCAAAAATTTATGGCGACAGAGTTCATAGCGAATCAACAGTTAATATTAAACATGAGGATGCGCTGGAGCTTTTGAAATGAGGCCATTACCAGATCTGCAAGGACCGAATTGGCCGCCTATTATAAACAACAAAGAATTTGATGCGCTAACTCCAGGAGACTTTTATGCATTAGCTGTAATGTTCTACGAGTTTATGACACCAAGCACCATTGATGTAACGCCAATTACTTTGGCAGAATTTAAACAAAAGTTAGAAGGAGTGTTAAGAGAATGAGTGAATTAAATGCAAGTGATTTGGTAAGTGAAATAGTACAAAACCTCTATGAGATAGAGGAAACGCTAGAAAATATAAGCCCACTTACAGGATGTGGGTATACAGCGGAGTGTTTTAATAAATTAGCAAAAAAGATAGAGCAAGCAAAACGATTGGCCTTTAGTTTGGCGAGCTGTTTTACTTTAGAAGAGAATATTAAAAGATTACAATTAATACGTAAAAAACACGAATCCCATCAAAAGCAAGCACCAATAACAAGGGATAAAAGATGAACTATAGTGTGCGCTCGCATAGCTTTGAGCGATTATTAGAGCTAATTAACGGTAACTTTGAAGGGCGTGTACTTATAACCGTAACAGAATTGCCAGATTATATTAAACAATTACCAACTAAGCAGCAGCAGGTAATAAACTTTTTTTATCGAGACGGCTTAACTTTTAGAGAAATAGCCACTACGTTTGGAGTGAGCTGGTCGAGGCCGTCTCAAATTAGAGATAACGCTATAAAGAGTTTACGGAAAAAAGCTTCGTATAAATGGAATGATAAAATGATGGACGAAAAAAACAATAAGTCATACGATGACTGATGACGAGATTAAGACACGCCAACTTTTAAAAGACAACTTTATACATTATGCTTCGCGTTGTCTTAAAATCCGCACTAAGCAAGGTGAGATTGCGCCGTTTGTCTTAAATAAAGCGCAGCAGTATATACATGAGCGATTAGAAGATCAAAGAAGACAAACAGGTAGAGTTAGAGCACTGATCTTGAAAGGAAGACAACAAGGATGCAGTACGTATGTTGGCGGCAGATACTACCATAAAACAACGCATAATAAGGGGACACAATGCTTTATCTTAACTCATGCATTAGATGCTACCAATAATCTATTTAAGATGGCGCAGCGGTTTTATCAGAATACCCCAAACTTAGTTCAGCCTGATATTAGCACCAACAACTCTAAAGAGCTTATCTTTGGGCGGTTAGATAGCGGATATAAACTAGGAACAGCCGAAAATAAAGCGGTTGGGCGCTCCAGTACTATTCAATTATTCCATGGCTCTGAGATTGCCTTTTGGGCAAATGCTCACGAGCATACTAAAGGTATACTGCAAGCCGTGCCAGACGCAACAGGAACAGAGATCATATTGGAATCAACCGCTAACGGGGTTGGTAATTACTTTCATCAGATGTGGCAAAAAGCAGAGGGCGGCATGTCTGATTTTATAGCTATCTTTGTTCCATGGTTCTGGCAAGACGAATATAAAAGACAAACGTCGCCGGACTTTAAACCTAATCATATAGAGTTACGCTTAATTGAAGCTTATCGGTTAACCTTAGAGCAGATAGCCTGGCGGCGATTTAAAATTACTGATTTATCAGTTAACGGTCAAGACGGGGAGAAAAGCTTTTGCCAGGAATATCCATGCAATCCAAATGAGGCTTTCCAACTTAAAGGCGAGAATTCATTTATCGATTCATCAATAGTAATGCGAGCGAGAAAAGAAACGGCAGAGAAATACGGCCCTTTAATTATGGGGGTTGACCCTGCCCGATTTGGTGATGATCGCACTTCAATAATCTTTAGGCAAGGCCGTGTGGCATTTGGATTACAAAGCTATACCAAGAAAGACACAATGGAGGTAACTGGCATTGTTCATTCATTGATTGAACAGCATCGGCCTTTAAAGGTGTTTGTTGATGTCGGCGGATTGGGAGCTGGTGTTGTCGACAGGCTTAATGAATTAGGCCACAAGGAGGCTGTCGTTGCGGTTAACGCTGGTTCAAAAAGCTTAGACGACCAGAAGTATTCAAATAAGCGTGCTGAGATGTGGGGTAAGTGCGCCAATTGGCTAGAGGATATCCCAGTACAAATACCAGATGTAGACAGCTTACATGCAGATTTATGCGGTATACGCTATAGTTTTGATTCCAACTCTAGATTGGTTATGGAGAAAAAGGAAGATATGAAAAAGAGGGGAATCAGGTCGTCAGACGAAGCGGACGCGCTTTGTTTAACTTTTGCTTATCCTGTTACGGCATTTAGGGAACAGCCAAACCCAAGCGCACCAATACTTAAATCATTGGCGCAAGATTTTAATACTAAACTGACAGCCATTAGGAGGTCTAGAAAATAATTAAGGCCAAAAAGCTACCGTTAGTGTTTTTGCAGAACTACTAACGGCTAATAAAGAACATCAAATAAATTATACTGTAATCATAACTTTAATCAAACTTTGAATCTATTCTTTTTTCTAGGCTATTTATAACTCATTAGAGTCAAATGTTGATGTGTTCAAAAAGCTGGGCTCCTACGTGGAGGAGAAAGAAATATATGATTACCATATAGGCAGCTTATTACGTGTGCTAATATCAAAAGGACATGATGAACATAATAGTATTACCCCTTATAAAACTCAAAATAAACTAATTGATGATATTGCAAATAAATTTCCTGAAAAAGAAAATTTGTCAGTAGAAAATCTGAACAGGAAGTTTTCTAGTGCAAATAAATTTTTTAAAAATAACAATTTATAGTACGAAATTAATTAAATAATTGTACGAAAATAGCACAACTTTAACGAAAATTGTTATCCATAATACGAAAACGATAAAGAATTGTACGAAAACCTTAATTATTGTACGAAAAGCATCGTTTAATTGTACGAAATTGGTTATCCATTTTTGTACAATGAAAGAATATAAAACATTATCTAAGCTGAGCCTGTACTAAGAAAAA